TTTATGGTGGACGAAAACGTTCCTTATCGTATGGTAGCCGATATTGGCTCTGCCTATATGCTTCACTATGCCTCTCAAGATAATTTTTACACAACTGATCACATTCTCGACGAAGCTTATCAATATGCCCACGATGAATATTTTCCTCATTTTAAATACTACTTGTTGCGTCTTTACAATAAGGTGCGCACTCAGAGTTTTCTCGAACGGACGGAGTGCGAAGGCCACACAGTTATTAAAAAAATTGCCCCTAAAAAATATTCCAAAGCAGACTTTGATGCCCTCTTTCATGAAAAGCAATTTGTATATTGGTATTGTAAAATTAGATTGTTGGAAGAGACCACGTCCTTGCGCCCTGACCAACAAGAAGTGTTAATAGATGATGTCCGGGAACTCCATCAAAGCAACGGAGTTTCAGAAGCTCTTAAAGTTTTTGAACTAATAATCAACAAACCATTTGACTATAGCGGCTCTTTGGGTTATATTTATAACAAGCTCCGGGCCCGGGCAGACGCGAGCCCAGGCAAACACAACGTACGAAGCGCTACTTCCCCCATGGGAGGCGGCAAATCGGGAGGTAGTTATTGATTTTTCAGACCCTAGATGATAAATCGGAATGTGTTGGTGTATATGTGGATGGCAAGTTATGGTTTGACGAACCTCCATCGAGTTTGACCAAGACATGGCGCTATAGTGGGTATATTCCTCCAGAAGAAAAAGTGGAGTATGCCTGGATTTACGGCAATGGGCTTTCTTTACAAGAGGCATGCCCCGATCACCTACTGACACGTTACGAAAAAATTCGTAAAAAAATAGCAGCCTATAAAAAATCGTTTGATATCGCCAAGGTTAATTTGCGCCACCACTGTTTTTTTGATTTAGTGCCTCATGACGCCTTGTTAGAATTTTGCGAGGTTAAAAATCAAATTACAGAACATGTGATAGAGCACAATGAGCGCCCTTCCAATTATGACCATATGGATAAGGCATATAAATTGCTTTTTAAGATAAAGCAACGCGACTTAAATCTAAACAATGAAGATTGTCGCAACCTTTTTGTACAAAGTGGCTTGCGACATGCTTCGCAAAAGATTTTAAATGGACCTCGTCATATAGATTATAATCTTTTTGGAACGATCACGGGCCGCCTGACAACAAGTCCCAGATCACTCCCCATTCTGACAATGAAAAAAGAATTGCGTAGGCTCATTAAGCCGCACCACGATTGGTTTGTCTCCTTGGATTATAACGGCGCGGAGGTGCGCACACTTTTGGCACTCTCCGGAGAAGAACAGCCGAGAGGAGATATCCACGAGTGGAATATTGTAAATGTTTTTAAAAACACTGGGATGGATCGCGATACCGCCAAGACAACATTTTTTGCATGGCTCTACAACCCAGATGCTGACCATATAAGCGCTTCTTATTATAATCGTCAAAAAGTACTTGACACTTACTACGATGAGGGGTATATTAATACTGTATTTGACAGGCATATTCTTGTGAATGAGTGGAAGGCGTTCAATTATTTGATTCAAAGTACGACGGCCGACTTGGTTATCGAGAGGGCCATCGCGATGGATGAGTTTTTACAGGATAAGAAATCGTTTGTTTCTCATATTGTACATGATGAAATTGTGCTTGATTTTGCGGACGAGGAACGCCATTTAATCCCCGAAATTAAAGAGATGTTCGCAAATAACCAATTAGGGAAATTTATGGTTAATTTAAAAGCCGGCAAAAACTATTATGATTTAGAGAATCTAGATATATGATATCGGTTATAGGCATCGGCTCTGGCGCGTCTGCCATCGCAGAGAAGTTCGCAGAAACACCTCAATACGAGGTGTATAAATTAAATGATGAGATAATCAAAAATTCTAAGCGAGAATATAAACTTGATAAATTCGATAGCCCAGAAGAATACGAAAAGCACATCCCTAATTTGAAAAACTTTTTCAAAGATTTACGCCAGCAAATACAGGTGTTTATAGTTGGCACAGCATATAGCTCCAACTATTCATTGGGAATCTTGGAGCAACTACGAGGGCGAAAGGTAGATGTATTTTATATTAAGCCGGATATTGAACTAGTAAACGGCGAACGTCGGCTAGTGGAAAATATGACCTTTGGAGTGTTGCAAGAGTATGCTCGGTCTGGCCTTCTTAATTCTTTTACTATCTTTTCTAATGTAGAGGTTGAAAAAACACTGGGGAATGTTCCGATTAAAGGGTATTATGACACCCTTAATGCATGCATTTTTGCAGCGGTCCATTATGCTAATTATTTTGCTCATGCTGACCCGGAAATTGGTCAAGTATCAAAACCTGCCGCGATTAATCGTATCCGTAGTATCGGAGCACTCGATATGAAAAATTTAGAAGAAAAATGGTTTTTTGAGCTTGACAGAGAGCGAGATCTGTGTTATTATTTATGTATAAATGGAGAAAGACTAGAAAAGGAAGGAATGTTGCACCAAAGGATTGTAGATATGCTCAAAAAGAAGCCATCGAATGCTTTTCGCAAGATTTCATATGCGATTTATGAAACTCCGTATACCGATTTTGGGTACGTCGTGGCCCATACAAACACGATACAACAACAAAATACTCTTGACAAGATAGATTGAGAGTGTTATATTAGATATCAAGGAACGCTTGATATACTCTAACCATAAACAACAAAGGAGACAAAAATGTCAATCAATATGGAACTAATGAAAAAGAAACTGGCCACGTTACGTGGCGAAGGAACAAGGGAGCAGTCGGTCTGGTTTAAGCCAGACGAGGGAGATCAAGACATTCGCATTGTCCCAGCACCTGATGGTGATCCACTTAAGGAAATGTATTTCCACTATAATGTGGGAGATCATCGTGGGGGAATCGTATGTCCGAAGCGCAACTTTGATGATCCGTGTCCTATTTGTGAGTTTGCATCACAATTATGGCGAGAAGGTGTCGACAAGAATGACGACGAAAGCAAGAAGCTTGCTAAGTCACTTTTTGTTCGTGCGCGCTTTTTCTCACCAGTCGTGGTGCGCGGCCGCGAAGACGAAGGCGTTAAGATCTATGGATATGGAAAGCGTGCCTATGAAAATCTTCTAGGGTACATTCTTGATCCGGACTATGGAGATATCACCGACTCGTTGGAGGGGACGGATATTTCACTTACCTACACTAAGCCCACCGCTCCCGGCGCTTATCCCCAAACAAACCTTAAGATGCGCCGAAACACTTCCCCGCTTTTGGAGGACACGGATGCTATCCCCGCCCTCCTTGACAGCATCCCGGATTTTGACCCTCTCTTTGAGCGTCTAACCGCAGCCCAAATTGATGCCATCCTTGATGAGCAACTAGCCGGCGACGGAAGTGCAGAATCTCGTTCGAAGGAAACCACGAAGTACAGCAGTGGCAAGAATGACGTGGACCGAGCGTTTAATGAACTGATGGCCACCAAGTAAGGTTTGTGTAATGCCGCTGGCGCCCCGGCCGGGAAAATAGGGCGCCGCATTTTTTTAAGGAGGCACAATGGCTAGAAAAGCCAAAGAACCCAAAGCTGGTCGTGTATCTATGCACGACCTAATGAGTCTTGTTAACAAGAAAGCCGGCCGCAATGTTGCTCATGATTTAACAGGTGATAACCCCACCGAAGTAAAAGAGTGGATTCCCACCGGCTCACGTTGGTTAGACTCCATCGTTTGCAAGGGCCGCGTAGCCGGAATCCCCGTTGGGAAGGTTACAGAACTCGCTGGTCTGGAGAGTACAGGCAAATCCTACATGGCAGCGCAGATAGCCGCAAACGCCCAGAAACAGGGCAAGATGATTGTTTACTTCGATTCTGAGTCAGCTATCGACCCAGGCTTCTTGGAGCGCGCAGGATGCGACCTAGGACGTTTAATGTACGTCCAGGCGTCTTCTGTGGAGTTTGTTCTGGAGACGGTGGAAGAGTTGCTCGGAGCAACTGATCAACAGCTTGTATTTATTTGGGATTCTCTCGCTCTCACTCCATCGGTGTCCGATGTGGAGGGAGATTTTAATCCCCAATCTTCGATGGCGGTAAAGGCTCGCATTCTTGCAAAGGGAATGTCGAAATTGATCATCCCCATCGCAGATAAGCAAGCAACCTTCGTGGTTCTCAACCAACTTAAGACCAACATCCCCAGCGGTCCTAATGCGCGCATCATTGCGATGACCACCCCCTACATGACGCCGGGTGGAAAGGCGATGCACTATTCGTATTCGCTACGTATCTGGCTCACCGGCCGCAAGGCCAAGGCATCTTTCATCGAAGATGATAAGGGATTCCGCATCGGCTCAGAAGTTAAGGTAAAGCTGGAGAAATCACGATTTGGAACACAAGGAAGAACCTGTGCTTTCCGCATTCTATGGGGAACAGAGGATATCGGCATTCGTGATGAAGAATCATGGTTCGATGCCGTGAAGGGATCGGAATGTCTAAAGAGCGCCGGCGCATGGTACACGCTTTCGCTACCGGATGGATACGAGAAGAAGTTCCAACCCTCTAAGTGGTGTGAATTGATACAATCAGATGAAGAGTTTAGAACCCATATCTTGAACCTAATGGATGAAGAGGTTGTACAAAAGTTCGACAAACGAGAAGGTACAGCCGATCAGTTTTACTCTGATCCTGAATAAAAACGCTTGACAGCCCTCCTGTGATCAGTTATACTTAGGTATAAGCTTGTAGGAGGGCTTTATGTCAACATATGCCCAAGAGTACAATTCACCGTACAGTGCGGAGAAGTTTCATGGTTACTCCGGTAAAACACGCCGGTACATGGAACTTGCGAAGCGAGTGGCTCACCAGTCTGCTTATCCAGATTATCGCCATGGAGCAGTTTTGGTGAAAGGGTCTATTCGGAACGTCTCCTTTAATAAAAATAACTATTGTGCGTTTGGTTCTCGATTCCAACGAGAACACGAGGGCCGCACCACCCTTCATGCAGAGTTGGGAGCAATTCTAGGTATGGACCGTAGTATTACGGAAGGTGCAACGATTTATGTAGCACGCGTGGGAAAGGAAGGAGAATACAAACTTTCCAAACCCTGCTCCATGTGCCACGAAGCGCTTAAGCATGTGGGCGTCAAGCGCGTAGTATACACCATTAATAATAAAAAAGCAGGAAGTTACAAACTATGAAACGAGTACTCATTATTGATGCCCTCAATATGTTTTTGAGAGCCTACATTGTTGATCCCAGCCTCTCTAATAATGGAGAACCCATTGGAGGTTTCAAGGGTTCACTTAAGATTGTCCAAAAGCTTGTGCGTATGACAAAGCCCAACGAAATTGTAATTGTGTGGGATGGCCCTAACGGCTCTCAAAAGCGCCGCAGTTTGGATAAGAACTACAAGGCGGGAAGAAAGCCAATCCGGCTTAACCGCAGCGTAAAGGCGTTCTCCGAGAACGAAGAGATGCAGAATAGAATTTGGCAGCAACGTCGCTCTATGGAATATTTTAATGAAATGCCCATCATTCAGGTGATGTTACCAGAGGTAGAGGCTGACGACGTTATTTCATACCTTACCCAGATGCCCCACTATGACGGATGGCAGAAGGTGATTGTCTCCAATGACAANGATTTTTATCAACTCTGTGATGACGAAACCGTTGTATACCGCCCCACCAGCGATGTTGTATACAACACAAGACGCATCGTAGAAGAGTTGGGTGTACACCCGCGCAATATGGCGCTGGCCCGAGCGCTCGTGGGAGACGCCTCCGACAACTTGGCTGGGATTAAATCTGTGGGCTTTAAAACAATTCAGCGCCGGCTTGGTTTCCTGGGGGCTGACAAAGACTATACCATTGATGATGTGGTTTCTTATTGTGAAAAAGTGGACAAACCTCTTAAATTTCATCATAATATTATGAATGGAGAAGAAATTATCGCCCATAACTATAAAATGATGCAACTTTATTCTCCCATGCTTTCGCCACAATCAAAGGACTTTGTTCGGAACGCTGTGGAGAATTTTAAGTGTACTTTCAGTAAGATAGAGATTATGAAGAAAATGCGGGATGACGGCTTTGGAGAACTCAATTGGAAAGACCTTGAACTGCATCTAAATAAAATTAATTCTGAGTGCTAATTTGCTTGACTTTACAGAACATTCTGTTATATTTAGTAATGCGAAGGCGGGGTGAAGTTTGAGCGAGAAAACTACTTTCAGTCGTTATGGAAAAGCCTTCCAAGAGGGGCTTGTTCAGATTATCTACGAGGACCGACCCTTTGCCGATCAAATTACCGAAGTGTTGGATATTACATTCTTAGAACTTGAATATTTGCGCATCTTTGTAAGCAAGATCGTAGGATACAGAGAACGCTATGGAACGCATCCGTCGCCAGAAGCGATTATCACCATTCTTCGAACCGATCTAGACGAGGAAGATTCCGTCGTCCAGAAGCAGGTGCGCGATTACTTCGCCAAAATTACCGCCAAAGAAGCTACAGATGTTCAGTATATTAAAGAGCAGTCGCTTGATTTTTGCCGCAAGCAAAATCTTAAGGAAGCTATGCTCAAGTCAGTGGGTCTTTTGCAATCATGCTCTTTTGATGAGATTTCTAAAACCATCAACGATTCTTTGCGGTTAGGCTCTGATACTAATTTTGGATATGACTATATAGCTGATTTTGAGCAGCGATTTGTCCCTAAGCATCGCCTACCCATTACTACTGGCTGGCAAGAGATTGATGCCATATGTGGTGGTGGCCTGGGAAAGAGTGAGCTTGGTGTTGTCATTGCTCCCACGGGCGCAGGCAAATCATTTTGCTTGGTGCACCTCGGCGCCGAAGGATTGAAAGAAGGAAAAGTAGTTGTTCATTATACTTTAGAGCTGCAGGACACGATTATTGCAAATCGCTACGATAGTTGCTTAACAGGATACCCACTTTCTGATATTATTAACTTTAAAGAAGAGGTGTATGACGAGATTAAGGATATTGAAGGAAAGCTGATTATTAAAGAGTATGCAACTAAATCAGCTACCACCAACACTATTAAATCTCATTTAACCAGATTGCTTAAGCGAGGTATTAAGCCGGGCATGATCATTGTTGATTATGGTGATCTTTTAAGACCGGTTACCATAAGAAAGGAAAAGAGAACCGAATTAGAATCTATTTACGAAGAGCTTCGTGCAATCTCCACCGAATTTGCATGTCCTGTCTGGACCGCATCGCAAACGAATCGTTCAGGACTCAACGCAGAGGTGATTACAATGGAGCAGATTTCCGAAGCCTTCAATAAGTGTTTTGTGGCAGATTTCATTTTTTCGGTATCTCGCACCATAGAAGACAAGCAAAACAACCAAGGCAAAATATACATTGCCAAGAATAGAAACGGCCCAGATGGGATGATATATGATATTTTTATGGACCCCTCCAATGCCACTATTAAAATAATGCCTCAACACGGGCACAATGGTCAGGGGACGATCCCACTCAATCCGGTGGCATTAAGCGCCAGCATGCAGAAAGGATTGTTACAAAACAAGTATGAAAAATTTAGAAAAAGGAAATAAAATATAAAATGAGAACAATTGAAAACATACGCAGATTCCGACTATCAGACACCTTTATTGAGCCCTATAAAAATGCTGAAGTGCCATGGGGGCCTCTGGGATATATCACTTTTAAGCGTACTTACGCTAGACGTCTAAATGAGTTTGATCCTGACGCCTCCGGCAGCGAAGAATGGTGGCAGACATGCCGCCGCGTCGTCGAAGGGATGTTTAATATGCAAAAACAACATGTCTTTCAACTTGGCTTAGAGTGGAACGACAGCAAGGCCCAACAAACAGCTAAAGAAGCGTATGATCGTTTGTTCACTTTAAAGTGGACGCCACCTGGCCGCGGCCTCTGGATGATGGGGACTAAGTTCGTGGAAGAAAGAACGGCTGCTGGTCTTTTTAATTGTGCTTTCCGCTCCACACGTGACTTGGCCACCAAGGGGGGTTACTTGTTCGCATGGATGATGGATGCTTTGATGGTAGGAGTAGGCGTCGGGTTTGATACCGAAGGTGCAGGCACGGTTACAGTGCAAGAGCCAGAATATACTAATGATACTCTTGTAATTGATGATTCTCGGGAGGGTTGGGTAAACTCAGTTCACTCCCTTCTCGATGGGTTTTTCTTCGGGAGTAAAGTTCCCAAATTTGATTTCTCAGCTATTAGGCCAATCGGTGCCCTTATCAAGGGGTTTGGAGGAACGTCTAGCGGCCCAGCACCATTGATAGAGTTGCATGAGCACCTCAAAGATCTTTACACCAATAAAATTGGTGAATCTATTACGTCTGTTGACATTGTAGACACAGAAAATCTTATTGGACGCTGCGTGGTGGCAGGAAATGTGCGCCGCTCCGCCGCTCTCGCTATGGGGAAATATGATGACATGCGCTATTTGGAAATGAAGAACGACCAAGAAAAGCTTTACCATCACCGGTGGGGATCTAACAACTCATTTAACGCACAGGTGGGTATGGACTATACATGGCACGCTTCGCAAAGCCAGAAGAATGGCGAGCCCGGATATATTTGGCTCAACAATGCGCGCACACGCGGCCGCTTTAAAGATGGCCCAAGATACGATGATGTTAATGTAGCCGGCTTTAATCCGTGCGTAGAACAACAATTAGAAGATGCAGAATTGTGCTGCTTAGTAGAGACTTATCCGGCCAAGCATGAGGATCTTGAAGATTACTTGCGCACTTTAAAAATTGCATACTTGTACGGCAAAACCATTACCTTATCCAACACCCACTGGCCCGAGACAAACGCAAAGATGCTTAAGAACCGTCGCATCGGATTGTCTCAATCAGGTGTGGTGCAGGCATTTAATAGGTTTGGGCGCCGAGAGGTATATGATATGTGCGATAAAGCATATGCCTACGTTAAAGAGTTAGACGAAGAATATTCAAACTGGCTCTGTATCCCGAAGTCTATTCGAATGACGTCCATCAAGCCTTCGGGAACAGTATCCTTACTAAATGGATCTACGCCCGGGATTCATTTTCCCGAAAATGATTATTACATCCGGCGTATTCGGTTCTCTCAAACTTCGCCATTACTGGATAAGTTGACAGATGCCGGTTATAAAATTGAAGACGACAAGTATTCACCCAACACCTCGGTAGTAGAATTTCCAGTGCACGAGCCTTATTATACGCAAGGAAAGAAAGATGTTTCTCTTTGGGAACAGCTTGAAATTGCGGCTCAGTATCAATATTATTGGGCTGATAATTCGGTATCGGTAACTGTAACATTTAAGCCAGAGGAGGCTTCTGAAATTAAAAGCGCTCTTGAACTTTATGAAACAAGACTCAAGGCTGTTTCTTTTCTAAGATACGAAGAGACAGGATATGAGCAGGCGCCTTATGAAGCTATCACAAAGCGCCGCTACGAGAAAATGATGTCTAAGATTACGCCGCTGCAGCGTTTTCAAGACGAAGAAGGTGGAACAGGTACAAAATTCTGTACCAACGATACTTGCACAATATAGGAGGAAAAGTGAACTTTAATCACTTAATGGAAGAGAAGTTTATAAAAAGACAATGTAAAGTAGGACACGAGGAGTGCTATTGGATTCCTGTGGGAAATATTAGATCGACACAAGGCAACAATGTCCACATGACTATGTTTTGTAAGCACTGCGGGAGACGAGAAGATATTTTTCTCACCAAGCAGGATTATGAAACGCAAGAACGATTGATTTTGAAGGAGATTCACGATGTTCATGCCAGTTAACCGGTATATTTTAATTGATGTACCCGCCACATCTGAGAAAAACACAGAATCTCTAATCGTGCTGCCCGAGGATTATAAACCCGAAGAAGAAAGGTATATCACGGTAAATGCGGTGTCTGCCGCCGACGACGTACGTTTTGAGATAGAAGAGGCCAGTGGACTGGTCGTAGATAGAAGTATGATTGAGCAAATAAGCATTCGCGGAACTATTTATAATGTAATTTTAGACAATTATGTGATAGGAATCATTAATTAAATAGGAAAATACAATGCATGGACAAGCACTTTTACAACGAGGCCTCCTCTAAAAAGTTAGGATGGGCGCCAAGTTGGTTCGGAGAGAAATATTTTGATGATAAACTCGTCCGCGCAATTAAAAAATGGCAAAAAGCACGTGCCCTAACCGGCGATGGCCTCTGTGGGCCGATGACTTTCCGGCGACTCTGGACCGAAAGACAAGCAGAGATTGACGATTATAAGCCCGCAGCCCGCCACTACTCCAATTACATTGTATATAATGGAGAATTCCACCCTATTGAGTGGGACAAGTTTGTATTGTGGCCCGAGAAAGGCGGCCTGGAAACGAAGGCCGGCCAGTATTATGATTATTCGGGGCGTCCAAAACGAAAGCTGAGATATTTTGTAAATCACTGGGATGTGTGTCTCTCTTCTAAGTCGTGCCAAAGTGTGTTAGACAAGCGCGGCGCATCGGTGCACTTTCTGATTGATAATGACGGCACTATTTATCAAACCCTAGATATACAGCATGCCGCATGGCACGCGGGCTCTGCGCGCACCAACAGACCCTCGGTGGGGGTGGAAATTAGCAATGCATATTATCCCAAGTATCAAGAATGGTATGTAAAGAATGGATTTGGAGAGCGCCCCCTTACCGAAGGCGCTTGGGTGCATGGAAGCCAACTAGATCCCTTTCTCGGGTTTTATCCTCGACAACTTGAGGCCCTTAAAGCGCTATGGAAAGCCATACACGGAGCTACCGGAATTCCTTACGACACTCCCCTTAAGCAAAACGGAAACACTGAAACAAAATACGTTCAAGATGTAGCCTATGGTAGTTTTTCGGGTTTTGTGAGTCATTATCATGTAAGTAAATCTAAGATTGATTGTGCAGGATTAGATCTCAAAACTCTTTTAGATGAAGTTAAATATGACATTGATATATTGGATCAGATAAAGAACGACTAAAATGTAATAATCCCTAGTTATTACATGGGCTTTCTGTTGCTATGTTTCTTAGGATGTTTTGTAGCAGCCCCCCAAGACTATGCAATTTTAAGTGTCAATGCAACTACCGTTACTGACACATTTGCCGTTGGCAAGCCATATCAAAAAGCAAAATGGAAAACAACCCCAACCATAAGAGTCTGTGCAACCACAGGAGTTTCCACATATAGGGCAGCACAGGCGGCTCGATATTGGGAAAGCATCGGGTATGTGTTTAAAGATATCAGAAAAGATCCTTTTTCCACCTGCATGAACCCACGTGTAGGTGAGATAATAGTAACATTACCGGAAGTGGGATTTGCAGATAGTCATATGGCGTCTACTAAAATATACACCGATAAAGAAACAGGCGTTATAGTGAAAGCAAAGATTCATATTTTACCTAAACATGCGAGAAAAGATCGAGTGCTGGAGCATGAGCTAGGACA